TGGTGCACTTGGAATTGGCAGACCTTTGAAATCAATAGCACCAACGATGTCTGAAGCAGCAGAAAGAGCTTTGAGCTATTCATTTGGAGCTGGTGGGACAACGATTGCTGTTCAAGACGCCTCCCCCGGTGTTCTAGATTTTTTGCTAGGTCTTGAAGAAAAGTCTAAAAATAAAAATTAGCTTTTCATTTATCTAATAACAAAGTAACCTAAAACTATCCTGACTGCATACTGCAGACACTAGCCACGACAGGAGGAATGCAATGGCTAATACTACATTTTCTGGTCCAGTCCGTTCAGAGAACGGATTTCAAAATGTTTCAAAGAATGCGACTACTGGTGCGATCACTGTAACCAGTGGCTCTAAGATGGCAGTTGAAGCAACTGCCTCTGCTGGCATTGAAGGAACTGCCGCTGTTTACATTACGCAGGTTGATCGCCTAAAAAGCGATGTGGACACAAATGTCAATATCGTCAAAACTTCCATCATGATTGATCTTACAGGTCTTAGAGATGGTGGAACTGCTGGCGACATTATTGGCAAAGATGGCGACGGTGTTGCTTTTATCGCCCAAGTTACGACTGCCAACCAAGGTGTTGTTTTCGGAGTCACCATGACTTGTGTTGAAACACCCGCTGGTGGCGGTGCGG